TACGCATCTATAAACGATAGCATTTTCAGAATAACCATCAGTTGCTAAATCTTCATAAGAAATTTTAGGTACTGAATCATATCCTAATGAATTATAATAAACTATGGGTGCTTCTTTTTTCTGCACCTTTGGTTGTTCTTTTGTTTTAAAAATATTTTTTATATTGTCATAAATTGCCATTAACTAATTCTCCAATTAACTTTGCCTGTCCTTTGTGACAGTTCTGTTATTCCCCATACTAACGCATCTAATCGGTCAGGCGAACCTGTGAAAGTAGTGGGATTATAATTTGCCATTTGATCCTCTAAAAATTGAAATGGTTTTAAATGCTTAACTCTATTCTGTTCATATAATGCTGATATTGGTTCTGCTCTTAAATACTTACCTTTGGTTGCTCTTACACTTCCATAACTTATGTTGTTATCAATAGTCCTTATCACTCTTTCAACTAAATCTCCACCATTATTTACTTCAGCTATGATTTTATCTGCATCATACTTATAATAAGTTTCAACTGCCATCTTTGCCCATTGATCTGGTGTATATCTTCCAGTAACATCATCAAGTACATAAAATTTTTCATCTGTACCTTTAGCACAAACAACTATTCCAGTTTCATCTGAATGTTTATTACTAGTAACTGCTGGATCAATAGCAACTACTGTTCTTGTAAAGTTTGGTATTATATCTGTTGATTTAATGAGTGCCTTACTAATCATATTACGATTCCATAAAGCACCCTCAACATCTTCTAAAATTTCAGCGAATAATTCTTGTCTGCCCAGCCGAGTTCCTTCATACTTTTCTTTTAACTTTTTAACTGCGGACTCTGCAAGATTATCCTTATTCTCAAAAGTGCTACCTCTCGTTACAAGAGAATCTTTATTAATTACTAATTCTTTTATTAAATCTGTTGGCTTGGGTGTTGTTGTTATTATTACTTGTGGCTTGTCGCCAAGTCTTAATCCAAATAATAATTGATCCCATGCTTCTGCGTTCTTCCAACTTCCTAACTCATCACACCATGCTCTATGAAATTGTGGACCTCTTAATCGGTCAGGTTGTTCGGCAGAAAAAGTTTTATATACTGTGCCATTTTTTAAAACTAATTCTCCAATACTTCTATTCCAGTTTTCAATATTTTCAGAGTCAATACAACCTAACAAACCAGATACTCCCTCTATACAAGTATCACGACCATCTCCAAATGTTGGAGTTACTATCGCTATCCTTGAATTAGGTCTAGTCAATCCATAAAATGCAATATCTTGTGCACCTGTTCTAGTCTTACCCCAACCTCTACCAGCAAGTATTAACCAAACATTCCAATCTCCTTTAGGAGTTATTTGTTTCTGTCTTGCTGTCTTGCACCAGTTCAGGTGCTTCAATAATATCTTTTGGTTTGGTGAAGTTAATCTCGTCAAAAACTTTTCGGATTTCAATAAGCTGTCTTTCCTCTCCGAATAATTTATCTCCGTCTTTTCCTGTAAGTTCATGATAATTTTTTTCTTTCCAACCTGCTTGTGTCTTTAACCAGAATATCTGTGCAACCACATTACCATCTTTTGCTTTTTTAAACAAGGCTTGTGATATAACTGCATTTGCTCTGGCTTTACTTGTATCTAATTCTTTTCTAAAATTTTTTCTTAAAGTAGGTTCACTAATTTTTACTATCTGTGCTATCAAAGTTTGTGTTACCCCAGCTATCGTTAATGCTTCAACTAATTTAGCATCATCTTCTTTTTTTATATAAGGTGGTCTGCCTACTTCGTTATTTTCTGTATCCATAACCTTTTTTTCTATTACTCCATAATTTCTGCCAACTCCATACTTGTAGTTTAGAAGATATATGGTTTATCAATAATAATATTCGTTTAATCATTCCTTTTTTATAACCGAAAAAAATTATTTATGCACTATATATAATGATTATTAATAGAAAATAACACTAAAAAGTAACTTTTATTACGCAATTAATTAATATCTATAAGTTATTGAAAAAAAGTCGCTATTTTACTGACTTATTTAACTAATAAAAATTAATAATTTATATTATTTTACTTTTAATTCCTTTAAAAATGATTATAATATTTATTATGTTTAACAAAAAAAAGGAGATAAAAATGTCAACTACTAAAATGAAACAACTTCGTATTAAAATATTAAATAGTATGAAGAAATGTCAAGTTAAGCCACCTAAATTTATGTTCCCTAATCATTCGGTTGCGGAATATAATAAAATTCCATCTACTGCTGGTTATCATGTTATATGGACTAAAAATAAAATGTCTTATAATTTTGCTAGTGTTAGTATTGATGGTGTTATTAACCAAGTTCTTAAAATTGAAAATGATGGTTGTTTAAATAGCCATAGATTTGAGGTTAATAATGTCTAAACAAATAATGATGCAAAAAATTGTTGATAAAGTTATAAATCAAATTGATCAACATGGTAAAAACTGGTTAAAACCTTGGGCATCTTTAGGGATGCCTAAAAACCTTTCTTCAGGCAAAAATTATAGAGGAATAAATACTATTGCTCTATGGATTGCTAAAGAAGAATGTGGTTTTACTTCTGATATATTTGGTACATTCAAGCAAATATCATCAAAAGGTGGTAAAGTAAATAAAGGTGCAAAAGGTACACAAGTTATTTACATGCAACCTGCTTTATACAGAAATGCTAGAACTAATGAAACTCCTGATTCATCAGATGGTTCAGTTAAAGTTCAATATAACTTAATGAGAAGTTATTTTGTTTTTAATCTAGACCAAACTACTGGATTAGAAGAATACAAACAAGTTCAAGCAGAGGGTTCTGAAACTTTACTTGATGTAGAACAGTATGTTAAAAATACTGGTGCTACTATTAAGTACTCATCAGAAACTTTATTTCTAAAAAATAGTTGTTATTATGTACCAAGTCAAGATTATATTGGAATGGTATCTAAAGAACAATTTAATGGTAATGAAAGTTCATCTGCTACTCAAAACTTTTATGCTACTTTACTTCATGAACTAACACATTGGACTGGTCATAAGTCAAGATGTGATAGAGATGAGAAGTATAAAGCTAAATATTTTGAAAACTTTGATTCAAAAGAAAAATATGCTTTTGAAGAATTGGTTGCTGAAATAGGTTCTGCTATCCAATGTTGTATGTTGGGTATAACAATGGAGCCTACTCCTCACGCAATTCAATACTTAAATATCTGGAAAGATAGAATTAAGGCAAAACCAGAAACTATCTTTAAAGCTAGTGCTTTGGCACAAGCTGGTGTAAATTATATTCAAGATTTACAACCAGAAAAACTACAAAAAGTTAGTTAATCTCTCTCTTACCCTGCCATCATTAATTTGGTGGTAGGGTTTTTTTTTTACAATTATTTCATTATGCTTTATCCCTTATCATAGGTGTACGCATAAATCAATAAAATTTTTGTTTATAGTATCCAAAATGAATAGAAAGATCGTCTAACACTTCTCTTAATCTTTGTCCCATATATCTTTGGTCAATATGTAAAATATTTCTTGTTTGTTTTAATGAATAATCTTGTCCACAAATATAACTTGCTATTTCAAAACCTTTATTTCCTAACACTTTATGAATAGAAACAAGTTCTTGAATATTATGTAAAGCACCATAGGAAACTTTATCTTTAGCACCACCTGTAATAAAAAGACTTAAATCTCTACCTTTCATTCCTCCAATTGCACTTGCTTCAAATATTTGCCTAAATTTTATTCCTGCTTTATGTTGATAATCAACAATTAAATGCCTATGAAACATATAATCAAGTCCACATTCTCTAACATTAACCATTACAAGAGTTGTATATTTTTTACCTTGTGTAGTTAATTCGTGTCTTTGTTGTGGAACTATTTGTTGTTTTTTATCTTGATCTTTCATGGATTATTTAATAATAACGAAATATGGAAAATAATGCAATACTTAATAAAGAAGCATATCAGCTAAAAGATATTGAAACTTTAAAACCACACCCAAAAAATTATAAAAAACACCCAGAAGATCAGCTTAAACACATTTGTAGATCAATAGAAGAAAATGGTATTTATAGAAATATTATTATTTCCAATGATGATGTTATACTTGCTGGTCATGGTGTTGTTCAGGCTTGTAAAAAATTAAATATAAAATCTGTTCCTACTTTAAAGTTGGATATTTCTTCAACAGATCAAAAAGCAACAAAATTATTAACAGCAGATAATGAAGTTTCACATTTGGGGGAAGTTGATGAGAGAGCTTTATCAGATGTGTTAAAAGATATTTTAGATAATACAGGAGATTTATTAGGAACTGGTTATGATGAAATGATGTTATCAAATCTTTTATTTGTAACTAGACCAAATAGTGAAGTTAAAGATTTTGATGAAGCTGCAGAATGGGTTGGTATGCCAGAGTACGAAGCCAAAGAAGATAACCCCAAATGGATTATAAATTTTAGAACAAAAGAAGAAAGAGAAGATTTTAAAAAATTAATTAATTGTGATGGTGGTAAAATGGAAGGTAAAACTTGGAGTACTTGGTTTCCACCTAGAGAAAATGAAGATTTAAAATCTGTTAAATTTGAAAATGAAGAATGAACATAAACCTAAATATCCTGTTTATGTAATATCAAAAGGTAGATTCAAAGGAAACCTAACTGCAAAATTTTTAATTGAAGATAAAGTTGATTTTCATTTGGTAGTAGAACCACAAGAAGCAGAAGAATATAAATCAAGATATGGTAAGCATAGAGTTTTGGTTTTACCATTTTCTAATTTAGGTAAAGGTTCTATTCCTGCTAGGAATTGGGTTTGGGAGCATTCTATAAAAGCTGGTGCAAAACGACATTGGATTTTAGATGATAATATAGCAATGATTAGAAGATTGCATCATCAAAAAAGAATAAGATGTAATGCAAATAATGCTTTAAGAGCATGTGAAGATTTTACAGATCGTTATGAAAATATTGGAATAGCTGGATTAAATTATACTTTTTTTGCAGTAAATAGATTATCTCCTTTTGTTTTAAATGTTCATGTATATTCAACACTACTAATTAAAAATGATTTACCTTACAGATGGCGAGGCAAGTATAATGAAGATACAGACTTATGCTTACAAGTATTATCTGGTAAGTGGTGTACTATATTAATAAATGCTTTTTTGATCGATAAGGCAGCGACTATGACAGTTAAAGGTGGTAATTTTACAGAGTTATATAAAGGTGATGGAAGATTAAATATGGCTAACTCATTAAAAAGATTATGGCCAAAGGTTGTTGATGTTCATAGAAGATTTGGTAGACCACAGCACAAAATTAAAAAACAATGGGCATACTTTGATACACCATTAATTAAAAAAAAAGATATAGAAATATCTCAAGAACCAAATAATTATGGTTTAAAATTAAAAGCAATGGATCAAGTTAAAAGTAAAGACTTACAAAAACTTGTTCAACAATACAATTCTAATCAGGAATAATCATATAATCCTTATCTAATCTATTAATTTTATAAAATTTATTATTTTTTTTAAATTTTTCAAAATTACCTACATTACCAACATGATTATAACCCAATTTACATAATCTAGTTATAATGTTGTTAATATCTGGTTTATTGTTTTCCTCATCTTCAAATCTTTTTTGATTTAACCAAGTCGCTACATGGGCTAAAAACTCCTTATCTTTTACAGTTGAGGTATATCTATTAAATTTTTGTGCAATGTCGCTAGGATCAAGGCTATGACAGTGTATGGCGTATCTTTTGAGTGCTAAATGCTTTGAACCTTTTTTTATATCTAATAAACTCCAAAATAACTCAAAATCTTTCTCTATTGTTTTATTAGGTATAGGTTTAGGTATAGGTATAGGGGTTATCGTTTTGTTATTAACAGAAGCATAACGAGTTTCCATACCTTTTTTACCAGCATCTGATTTTTTCTTATATTTTGTTGTTAAATACTCGTGTTCTGATGTTAATCTTTTATGTGTCCAAGAATCCATATCAGGATTATTAACAATTGTTTCAGGTTTAAAAAACTCATTTAAAACTAAATTAACAATTTTTTCACATTCTTTTGTTTTACAACCACATATTCTATATGCTGAATTAGTTGTAAAAGGTTTAGAATTTTTAGTCCAACAAAAACATATTAATCTTATATATATTCCTATTGCTTCATTTGTAAGGTGTACTGTTTCAGCACTAAATGTATCTGTAAATAATTGTAATGCGTGAAATTTATTTATTTCGGTTGTCATTATTTAACCCTCCCTCTTTTACCAAGATAAGTTTTTATATATTTCCAAGGGTTATCTTTTTTGTCTTTTTCCAAGTCTTTTATTTCTTTATCTTTTTGTAATTTTTCAAGATGTTGTATGTATTTATCTGGTACAAGATCATGACCATTTAATTTGGAATGACCTTTATGAATTAAAATCCAATAAGATTTTTCACTTTGAGAAAGTAAATCCCAATCTTTTATATTATTCATGTTGCTCCTTTTTTTAGTTATTTTTTAGTTATGCCTTATAATGTTTTGTTAATATATCATCTAACTGTTTTTTTAAATCAATAAAATCGCCTCCTTTCAATACATAATGTGGTGTTTTTAATATATCACTTATAACTTTCCACAGTTTTTGACTTTTACTTAAAGTACCTTTGTTGGTTTTAAGTTCTATATAAACAAATTTACCATTTTTAAATTCAAGAATTAAATCAGGACAACCAGACTTCATACCCATACTAGCCAATAGCATCTTATATTTAAATGATCTAATACCTTGATTTGGTATATGAAAATATCTTAACTTTGATAATTTTTTTTGTTTTAAATAATTAATTAATTTAATTTGTATCTGATATTCTTTCATTTCTTAATGATTTAATTGTTTTAATTAATAATTTTGTATAATTAGGATTGGTTGCATATCTAGTTAATGTTTTTACTAAAACTAAAACATCTAAATCATTATTTTTAAGCATTTGAAATCTTAATTCTCTAAATTCTTGAAAAGCAGTTCCTGTATTTAAGACAACAATATAATCCTTGACAGATTCGCATTTATTTTGATATATTTTGGCACCAAATTTAGAATTTTTATTTCCTTTAGGTTTTAGGTGTGGTTCATTTAAATTAAAGGTCATCACTCCAAACAAATTATTACCTTCTTTAGCAAATCTACTGGTACCATAAGCACTTTCTAACACAGCTTGTGCTACAATTATTTCACGTGGAACATTTTGCCATATAGTTGTATTCCTTTCCTGCCAACTTATACACTCATTAAGTGATTGAATAAATTCTTTAGAATTATTATAAACAAAGTCGGGTTGTCTTGCTTCAATTTTTTTATCCATATATTTATTTAATGATGTTTGAATTATGACTAAAAAAATAACCAATATCCATAATTTATATTTCAAAAAACTTTCTAAATTTATCATTTTTAAAATGTTCATAAACTTTTTCTCTAATTTTTTTATCTGGTGATTCTAAAGCAAAAGCCATTGCTCTAGCAATCGGATTTATTTGATATAATTGCCAAAACATTTTTTCATTCATAGTATGTTGCTCTCTGTGGTGTTCAAGACATAGTGGTGTTGTAAAAATATCACAAGGTTTTATACCCATTCCTGCACCAGAAAATCTTATATGTGCGGCTTGAACATCTTCCCTCCTACATATTAAACAAGGTTGTGAAGCAACAAACATTAAATGTTTTCTACTTCGTGTTGGATTTATGCTCTGATACATCTATATCAAACTCCTCTAATAAAGTTTCTGATCTTAATTTATATATTGATTCAGGTTTTCCCCCCTCATTATTTTTATTTTTTTCTGTATCAACTATTACCCCTTGTAGTTTAAGTTCAGTAGTTCTAGGTCTGATTGTTAATAAATTAACATTTAAAATATTAGCTAATTCAGAACCAATTAATCCTTTTGGGTGTTTATATAACTCAATCAATATTTGTTTATGTAATCTGCTTAATCTTTTGTTGGTATCATTTGCACTTGTTATTGAGTTTCTATGACCTCTGTGTCCTGCTTTGTATGGATATTTATCTTTAAAAATAAAATTATCTTGCATATGCTTTCCTTTCTTCTGTTATATGTTTTTTAACATCTTTTTCATTGATAAAAAATTTTTTTGTAAAACAATCGTTATTTACAGCTTTTAAAAATTTATCAAGTTTTATTTTTTTGGCTTTTTT